GAGCTCGGTACCCGGTTTTCACTCCGTGCACGATTCCATTCACTATCTATTGAGCTTCGATATCACTCTGTTTTGACTCTAGTTATACTACACTCAAGCACACTGATATTATCGTTCTGATAGTTTGTGGTTTCATTAAAAGTGTATACATTTATTTATATTAAATACTGACACTTTGCGGGTTAAAATGTTTAATACTATTTTTCAATTTGAGGTTGTATGAGATAATTTTGATTTCTATGTTATCATTGAATAAGGGAGTCTGGCCCTAATTGATGTACGACTCTTCTTTGGTTGCGACCCGAGTCCCTTCTACATCAAGATGATTATCAATTCTGTTTATGTATTGTGGACAAGTTCGACAGACCACTTTATATATTCTGAATTGGTGAAGGTAAGTTATGATGTGATACATAGTCTTTTGATGGTCCCCCTCATATATTTTTCAAGTTGCTTGGTAGTATTTTTCTTTTTGACTTTACAAGCACCACACTTATATATTTACTTTAAGGTTATTTTCGTTATGGAATTTACAACTTATGATCAAACCTCTGTCGAATCCCAAGTTTCCCTCCCCCATGGTTGCCAGTTCGTGTATCCTGATCGACTCATCCGAACAACCCCACCGATGCTGCTTAACACTTGGACTAAGACCCCTAAGTATTCCTCTGTTACACTTGCTCCTGCCTACAAAGTTGGACGTCGTCGGTTACCTTCTCATAAACCTGTATATCGCCATGCTACTATTGTTAACCTTGAGCACCAGGTGTTTGACCGTGAATTGCCGTTCAGTGCTTCTCCTCCAGCTAAACATTTCCTTAAAAAAGATGTTTATGACCCCTATCATTTGGATTCGGTTGACCATGTTCCTTCTGTTTCAATGCTTAAGAATGAACATTGTGAACCGAGTGCTGATGATATTGTAGGTTTGGAACAGTATATGAAGTGCCCCTTTTCATACCTACTGGACACCTGGTGTGGAACGTGTTGCAAATATGCTAATTGTTTTAAATCAAAGATAGCTGATGGTCCAGGACAGTGTAGTGATTGTCTTGCCTCTTTTCCCTTGGTAACTAATTGCCCACTACCATTCCCCAAGACTGAGTTTGGCTGTGTAACTGGGACCCAATTGCACTATACTGGCTTTGCTGATGTATTTAGGTGTAAGGAATGCAATGTTTTGTTGGGCATGTGGGCCCAAGATGATGATCCTGTGTGTGAACATTCCCGGTTTTCTCCTGCTTGCTCTGGGAGTGCGACTTGTGATGACTCTTTTTGTTGTGATAGGCGTTGCTTTGCTGTTCCTTTGGATCAAACTCCCTTCTGTTATTGTTGTGGTAATACTGGTTACTGTAAGGCTGCATGTAAGAAATTCCAGGAACATAAGAGGTGGGTGTATTCACAATCACCTCTTAAGTTTCTGCAACAATGTGTGTCTGACAAGATTTTGCCTAATTTTAAGTTTGCAGAACTGAATGATGATGATGGTGTTGTGTATTCAACTATCACTTGTGGAGATAAAACTGTTGTTGCTGCCGGTTTAACCAAACGCTCTGCTCGTCGTGAAGCTGCGTGGCGATATCTTCTCTTTCATCCTATTTATCCCGAGGTTCATATGTTTGCACTGGGTACTCTTCCTGCTCAAGCTAGTGAAACACTTGCCATGGCTGATGCCACACTTGGACATGTTAACACTTTTCTAGATAAACATGATACAGCATTAACACACCTTACTGAAAATGTCAATGTTAAATTAACAGATGCTTCTCGAGATTTTGGAGGCCTTCTCCCCAAAATGAAGGATACTATGGATGATGTTTCTTCAACTCTGTCTTCTTTTAAAGCTCTTCTGGACAAGATTTCAAGCTGGCTCCCCGCAGCCAACTGTGATGTAATTTCTTTAGTTAAGGATGTTTTTGTTTCTCTTTTCTTTGCTATGACTACTAAATCTATAACACCTCTTATTCATGGCCTTGTCAGTTATTCTTTACGCACCTCCTTCTTCTCTGTTCATTTATCCGCTTTGACCGAATGGCTGTCTACTTGTTCATTTGGTGAGCCTTTGCCTGATGAGCCTGAAGCTCATGGCTTCTTTGAGGATATGATGGAGCGCGCTCCAACATTAGATGGAGTTCGCAAATCTGCTGCTTCTGTATATGATTCTGTTGGAACTGGTATGTGTATTGCTTTATCTGGTATTTTGTCATTTGTTGCTATAGTATGTTTAGGTATTACAGATTTGTCAACTGCTTCTTTCAATAAGTTGCTCACTCAATCTTCCCTGGTGGGTAGGGCTTTGGTAGGTGTCCGGAGCTTTAAGGATGTGTTCTTTGGCATTTGGGATTGGGTCGATAATCAGGTATGTAAAGTGCTTTATGGCTCTGACAGGAAGACTTTGGACATAACAAAGAATTATCCACTTCTCACACCTCTTTTGACTACTTTTTCTTATTTTCATGAAAGTCAGGATGCCAATGAACTATTGGGTTGTAATTCAAGTGTATGTGAACTATTGGTTAAGGCAGACAATCTTTATGCTAATTATGTGGATAAGGCATTAACTTTGAGGCACCATGACATAGTTGCTAGGCTTAAGGAGAGTAGATTGTTAGTTAAGACTAAAATAGAAAAAGCTAATTTATATCTATCATGTGGTGACGGCGCTCGTATTCCTCCTACTATCATCTATCTTATGGGTGGTGCTGGATGTGGCAAAACTGAGTTGTCTAGTTTACTTCAAAAATATCTCTCTAATAAATATTATCCTGATCTTAACCAGAAGGATGCTGTGTATTCAAGGAAGTCTGAAAATGAGTTCTGGGATGGCGTGCGCCATTCCCATGGGATTGTAGTATATGATGACATTCTTCAGGTAGTTGATTCAGCGCAGAAACCAAATACTGAGATTTTTGAAATTATTAGGTTAGGTAATAGTGATTCATTTCAAGTTCATATTGCTGATGTCAAAGGCAAGAGTGACACATATATTGCACCTTCATTTGTCATTGCTACTTCTAATGTTGACCCTTTCACTTTTGAGCCTAAGTCTATTCATTCTGTTGATGCCTTTGTGCGTAGATTAAATATAGTAGTGGAAGTAGATATAGATGATAATTTTGCTAAGTATGTTCAGGGTGCTCATGGTAGGCGGAAGATCGCTTCGGAAGCAAAGATTTGGCACTATCAAAATCCAGGTAAGACGAATCGCGACTTGCGCGAGGCTGTTGAGAATGGGACTTATGCTTTGAAAACTGAGACTGCTGTTTATAAATTACATGTTACTACTACTCTTGCTGGACGTACACAACGTGACACTTACACATATGAGGAATTTCTTCGGTTGATAGACCAATGCCGCACTTTGTGCGTCGGGGCTCACTCTGACAAAACCCCTTCTGCTATGCCTGCTATGCCTGATAAACTTCAAGAACTTGATGCTGAGCTAACGCCAGAGACTCATGGAAAGAATGATCCAACGTACCGGGTATTCTCTACAACCTGGCTTGGTCCTTATGATAACCCTATTGCTGCTTGTGCTTATTTAAATGCTACATTGCCTGCCCGCTTTTGTACTTATAATGCTCAATTTGCTGATTGTTATGTGTCTGATGCTATTATTGATGATTGCCTACACCGTTATTATTCTGAAGAGGATTTTGATGTTACATCTTTCCTCGAAGATATTATTGGTGTGCCTTGGCCTAGTGAAGAATTTGTGCAACAGTTGCGTGAATGTCATTATGTTAACAAGAGTTTATGGAGTAAGTGCGGTGAGCGTGTGGGTAAGGTAGTCTCCTCACTCAAAGGTGCTTGGACAAATGTGTGTGAATTTCTTAAAGCTAACTGGTTACCTATTTCATCTTTGATTGGCGCTGGTCTTCTCATTGGCGGTGCCACCTCTATTTATATGTGTGCTAAGAATTGTAATGTAATGTCTCTTCTATCTGAGGGTGGCTCTCTTCTTCAACTTGTAGGTACTCGTGCTTGTTATTTATCATGTGATTTGTGCAATAGAATTAGGAAAGCTGATCTGACATTGCGGATCCGCAATCGGTCAGATGGGACTATTATTCTGTGTCCGGATGATGTCCGGCGTGTGGCTAGGCACATTGTTTCTTCTGCTGAAGTGTGTAAAATCCCAGTTCATCCTACATTTATTTTGTCATTGTGTGAAGAGAAATATGTGGTGCAAGATGAAGGCAATGATGTTGTGACTATGTTAGAATCCCATCAGGATTATGCCATTAAGAAGCCTTTAGTGGAATCTCATCAAGATGCTAAATTAATTAAACCTATCGTAGAGTCACACCAGGAGGTTAAATTAATTAAGCCACTTGTCGAGTCCCACCAGGATGTGAAGTTGGTTAGACCTGTCATTGAGTCCCACCAAGACGGTAAAATTGTGAAGCCCCTTGTTGAATCCCATCAGGATGTTAAAATTAAGAACCCAATTGTTGAAATTTGTGAGGTTGAAAGTCATCAAGATCTCAGGGCAAAGCAAATACATGTTGAAGGTAATTTTCAGTCAGGTTATAGTATAGATTGGACAGATATCATTGCTGAGTCATCAAATGATCATAATGCCCAGGATATTAGTAAGTCAATTTTGTCTAAAAATTTAGTTAGGATTATGAAGCCTGATTCTTCTTACTACACACATGGATTGTTTGTTAAAGGACGAATGTTGTTGATGCCTAAGCACATGTATGATGTTTTGGATGGTTATGTAGATATAGTTAGTATTGCTGATGTGAATTGTACTCGTGTGCCTGTGCCTATAGTTTCTAGTACTCCCCTCTATCGTGGTGGAGTTGAGATCGATGTCGTGATTTGCGAAATGGGTCCATCTACCCAGGCGCGTCGCGACATCACTTCTTATTTTCCGCGTAAGAGTGAACTCTCTTCTCTCTCTGGTCTTCTGGATCACGGTGACTTGCGCTCTTTTACTACTGAATTTTACACTTTCAAGAAGAAAGCACCTTTGTTGATACCTAAGAATTCTTCTGTTCGTTACGTGAAGTCTATTGATAAAATAGTTTCTCGCAACGAACAGCAGGATGCTTATCATATCCGTGAAGGCTTTGAGTGCATGGGTCATACTTCGCGTGGTGATTGTTGTTCCCCTTACATTCTCTTCAACCCTTCTTCGCGTGCTAAGATTATGGGATTGCACTGTGCCGGCTTTGCTGGTACAACCCGGATTTTTGCCCAGATTGTTACTCAAGAAGACATTGCCACTGCATCTCCTCAGACTCACGCTGGTATGGTATCCACTGAGTACCCTTTAACTTCAACTGTCATTTCTCCATTACCCAACACTCTTGTTGTTGGCTCTGTTCGTGCCGCTCCTCCTCCTACTAAATCTGATATCATTGAGAGTCCTATTCATGGTTGCTTCCCAGTTTTGACTGCTCCTGCCAAATTGTATGTACCTGGAGAAAATCTTATGATCTTCAATGCTCTAAAGGTAACTAAGAACGTTGTGTGTTTGCGCGAGGATTTGATTGATCTGTGTGTTCATGATGTCAAACGTGTGTTGAATACTCCTGGTGTTTCGGATGCTGTACCCCGGATACTGTCCCACGAAGAATCTATCACTGGAATTGAAGGTCGTCAATATATGAATGCTCTGAACCGGAGTACGTCTGCCGGATTTCCTTATAGTCTGCGTAAGGCTAAAGGGAAACCCGGGAAGCAGACGTGGTTGGGTTCAGATGAATTTATTGTCGATCATCCTGAGTTGAAGGAACACGTCGAGCTCATTATCAGCAAAGCTCGTAAGGGCATTGTTGATACTGAGCTCGGGGTGTTCACGGCGACCCTGAAGGATGAGCGGAGACCTTTGGCTAAAGTGGAGGCGAACAAAACGCGAGTGTTCGCTGCTACCAATCAGGCTTTAGCATTAGCTCAGCGTAGGTATTTTCTTAGTTATCTTGAACATGTAATGCTTAATCGCGTAGACAATGAGATAGGTTTGGGTGTGAATGTGTATTCGTATGATTGGTCTAGAATAGTCAATAAATTGCATCATGTAGGTTCTAAGGTTATTGCTGGGGATTTTTCCAATTTTGATGGTTCACTCAACTCCCAACTTCTTGCTAGGGTTGCTGAAATTGTTACTGATTGGTATGATGATGATGAGGAGAATGGTTTGCTCCGTCACACTCTAACGGAGTATCTTTTCAATGCTTGCCTTCTTATAGATAACACTGTTGTTCAACTTAACCATTCTCAGCCTTCTGGTAATCCTCTTACCACTTTGATAAATTGCATGTATAATATGTTAATATTTAGATATGTTTATCTTCTTGCTCACGAGGAAAATGGCTTTCCCTTGTCTCTTGCTAATTTTAGTGGGAATCTCGCTGCTGTCTTCTATGGCGATGATTCTCTTTGTTGTGTCTCCGATAAAGTGTGTGAGTGGTTTAATCAGCACTCGATAACACGGCTTATGGCTGTCACCGGCCATGTATATACTGATGAAACCAAGAGTGGTTCACCACCACCGTATCGCGATATTTCTGAGGTGACATTCCTTAAGAGAGAATTCGTGAAACGCGACTCATTATGGATCGCTCCACTATCTAAAAACACAATAGAAGATATGTGTATGTGGAGTAAGAAAAATATAGAGTCACAAGAAGCCCTCAGACAAACCACGCGGGTGGCTAGTTTTGAGGCATCGCTACATGGGAGAAAGTACCATGAGCAATTTTGTGGAGTAATTCGCAAAGCCAGTCGCAAGGCTGGGTATAGTGAATCCTGTTTGCACTTTGCCGAGTGCAATGGATTCCTTCTTGCTCAACAGGAACGCGGAGGAGCTCATGATTCCGAGCTTCTAAGCTTACTTCTTTCAGAGTAGTTAGGGACCGTTGACGACAGCTCCACGTATATGCTCATTACGCCCACTGCGGAAACAATGTGATGCTGTGGTGTATACGTGGTCAAGCTAGCGGCGTGTCCCGCTTATTTTAGTTTTAGTCTATCTTAGGTTAGGTTAATTTAGTTTGTAGTTTTCTTTTCTCCATGTCTGGTTACCTATCTATCTTAACTACGCTCCAGACGACTAAATTTAGTATGGCTTTCATGGAGAGGTTTGCTATTCAGCGTGCGTGTACCATCGGCAGCCCCAAAAACACGCGTCAGGAGATCTCCCCAGCCACCATGGGCTAGGTTGGCAGCCAGGTTTTAACTTGGTGGGGAGTAAAATAGCCTGCTCCAATTCAAAATTCTGATACTTCTATAATGGATTCTTCCGTTACTAACACTGGTGGTTTGATGCCCTCGGCTACTATTTCCAATTCAGAGGGCGCTACAATGCTTCTAAATGATATTCCTGATCCCACTCAGAATGTTTTTCTTTCTCGCAACGTTACTGATAATTTGTTTGAAGTTCAAGATCAGAATCTGATTGAATCTTTATCTCGCGAAGTTCTTTTAGGCACTGGTACTTGGCAATCCGGTCAAGCTGAAATTTCTACTACCCTTACAGAACAACAACTTATCACAAATTATGAACAGCCATCAATTAGACAAATTTCTTTACCTGATGACATAGTTAAAGGTTCCTCTTTTATTGCCTCCAAATTAGCTAATATTGCTTATATGCGTTGCGATTATGAGTTGTATCTTCGGGTCCAGGGTTCTCCATTTCTTCAGGGTCTTCTCTTGCTTTGGAATAAGATGAATGCGGATCAAACTTCTAAGATTCGTTCCTCAATTACTGAACACCTTCGCTCTATTACTTCTTTTCCTGGTGTCACACTTAATATGCAATCCGACTCAAGATCTGTTAAGCTAGTAATTCCTTATACTAGTGAATTTCAAGTTTTTAATCCTCGTAATGAAAATAAGTTAAATTCCGTTCGGCTTTCAATTCTTTCAGCTTTGCGAGGACCTTCTACTTCTGAGAAAGCTACTTATTCTATTATGGGACGTATGACCAATATAAAGCTGTATGGTCATGCACCTTCTATTGTCTCACTTTCTTATCCCCAAACTGAAGGTGGTGATGACGCCACAGCTTCTCAACGTGGTATAGTCACACAGGTTGCCGATACTGTCTCTTCTATTTCTAATGTGGTGGATGGTCTTGGTGTGCCTCTTCTTTCCTCCATTTCCAAACCTATTGGGTGGGTGTCTAATGTGGTGAGCAATGTTGCGTCAATTTTTGGTTTTTCTAAGGATCGTGATCTTTCTAAAGTTTCTCCCTATGAGAATATTCCTGCTAAGGGTTTCACACATGGTGTTGGTTTTGATTATGGTGTATCCACTTTCGCTTTTCCTGATAACGCTATTGATCCTACTATTGCTAATCCTGAGTCCATTGATGAGATGTCTATTCAATATTTGGCTTCTCGGCCGTATATGTTGGATAGGTATACCATCAAAGGTGGAAATACTCCCTCGCCGTCAGGTACTGTTGTTGCTGATATCCCTATTAGTCCTGTCAATTACTCTCTCTATGGTAGTATTATCCGTGATTATAGAACCATTTTTGGTGCTCCTGTCAGTCTAGCTGTTGCGATGGCTTCATGGTGGCGAGCTAAAATTCACCTTAATCTTCAGTTCGCAAAGACACAATACCACCAGTGTCGTTTACTTGTTCAGTATCTTCCCTATGGTTCTGATGTTCAATCTCTTGAAAATGTTCTTTCCCAAATTATTGATATATCCCATGTTGATGAGAGTGGTATTGATTTATGCTTTCCTTCTATTTTCACAAATAAATGGATGCGTTCTTATGATCCTGCCACTGAAGGCTACACTGCTGGGTGCGCGCCTGGAAGAATTCTTATTTCTGTGCTTAATCCTCTAATTTCTGCTAGTACTGTTAATGATGACATTGTTATGATGCCATGGCTTACTTGGGAAAATCTTGAACTTGCTGAGCCTGGCTCTCTTGCTAAGGCTGCTATTGGTTTTGACTATCCTGCTGATGCTGTTGACGAGAAATGGACATCTCGTGAGTTGCCTGTCACCGGTTCTTCTTTTAATCTTTTTCGTGATACCACTATTGTTCTTGGTGCCTCTACTAATATTTCTAATCTTGTTCTTACTAATGATGACACTGGGGGTGATTACCAGATAGTTTCTACTACTCCTACTGGCTCTTATGTTTCTGCTGTCACATGTCCTCAAGGAACTTATACCATCACTCATGATGGTGTGGGTGCTACTATTATTAGCAATTTTCCTATTCTTGGTGCTGGTGAGGGTCCTTCTTTTCAGATTTCCGCTTTGCGTCATGGTGATAAGGTCACGATAACAGAGGATCCTACTAAGATAAATGTTAGTGGTGTTAGTTTTCTCACTGGCACCAATTCTTGGAAAGCTAGTTTGAAGGATAGTTCTGGAACTTTGTTAGGACGCTTAGAGTATGATGGTACTTCTTTTTCTAGTGATTCACCTGCTAGCTTAATTCCTGGTAAGTATAATGTGGAGCTTGATCCTGCTGATAATTCTGCCGTAGTCACCATTGTTGCTAACAATTCATTTGGAACTGCTTCTCTTGATACACATGGTGGTGGGATGGATTATGCTAAATCAGATTCTTCTTCTTTAGTTACAACAATGGGTGAGCAATTTCGTTCTCTTCGTATGCTCACTCGTCGCTCTAGTCCTACTGATGTTCTTACTGGTACCTCTGTCACTCTACCTGGTATTACTATTGGTACTGATAGTTCTTTGCGTCAGAGTGTTTTAAATATTATTTCTTATATGTATCGCTTTACTAAGGGTAGTATTTCATATAAAATTATTCCTAAAATTAAGGGTGATCTTTATATAACCACTTCTAGTGCTGACAATATTGAATTAAATTCTAATGCTTATTCCTTTGATGTAAATCGTGCTCTACACTATCAAAATACAGCCTTAAATCCTGTGGTTCAAGTTAGTCTACCATATTACTGTCCTTCTGAAAATCTCGTAATTGATTCTACTTCTTTTCCTAATCTCAGTAATTTAGTTTTAACTAACCTCGAGCGTTCTAGTAATACATATACTGTTCTGGTCAGTGCAGGTGATGACCATACTTTTTCTCAACTTGCTGGGTGTCCCGCCTTTACTATTGGCCCCAGCAGGTCTGCTGCTTAAATCTCTTACCTTAAGAGTCCACTCTCTGAGTGGTTAACCCGTCGCGAGACGCGTGGGTTGAGTTGTCATGACATTTGTCAGTTGTGACGAGTGTAACTCAACAGTTTTTCCTAACCACGCGTCGCGTGGCAGGTTTTTTAATCTGAGAGTTACATTCCTACCCACTAAGGTTCCTGACAATAGCTTTATCCGGCTATCTAGTTACCTAGGTTTACTTTTATTAGTTGACCTTAGGAGTGTAACCAGTGTACACTTGCTTACCTTAATTGGTTGGCTAACTAGTCGCTATGCATTTTCGTGCATATCGGCGGATTCCTAAAAAAAAAAAAAAAAAAAAA